GTCCTTGCCATGTGGTTCCTTGCCGGCCTGAGTGGCCCACAGGGAAGCTGGGATTCTTTCCCGAATTTCAGCGACAATATCGTTGTCGAGTGTAACCTGACGTCCTTTCAGACGTCCCACGAACCGGTCTATGGCGGAACAACCTCCCCCTCGCGAGAGGGGTCGGATGTTGCCTCCAACCGAAACGTGCTTGAATACACTCGACGCTTTGGTCCTATCTGGTCTATTCACGACCTTCTGCCTCTTAAAGCTGCTTCCTTCTGCGAGCCTTATCTCATCTTCGATGAGACAGGACTTGAAGGCAAGCACAGCTTCGAGAGGTGCGTTCTCCCCACCCTCGTCAGGTTTCTGGAACCATGGCTCAACAGCCTTGGTTGCCTTCCAGAAAGACTTGTGGTTGAGAGTTCGCTCGAAGGGACGTGGATAGAGGCCCTCCTCTCTGAACGGTCTCTTGCTGAAAAGCGCAAGTGCAACGCCTTCAACCGACTTGTCATCCACATGGGTGGAGACGAGACGGGCGAGGCGTGTGCGAACACTTTTGCTAACAGCGAGACCGCGACCCGTGTAGCCAAGTCCCCCGATACTCACTGGAAGGTGAAGTCGGGGGTCGCACTTGACGAACGGGAAGCGGGTCTTCATCACCCTTTCCATTCTGCGCTTGAACACCGGCTCAAGGTGTTCGTCGCAGACGACCGGCTCCCTCAAGGAGGGATCGGGAACGGAAGGGGGTTTGAAGACGACCATTCCATCGTCGAACTCATCTTGGGGCAGGGCAAGACGCTCGCACGCCGTCCAGCAATGGTCGGCGATAAAGGTCTTGCTCCTGTTGAGAGACGCTCCGACGGATGCGACACGGGAGCCGTACTGACCGAGCTCGGTGGCCTCGAAGGAGGTACCTTGCTTGATCTTGTAACGGCCGACCGCGTCGTCTCCGTGGTGGAACGACCTCTCGAATGCACTGGTGGCCCAGGCATTCACCCAAGAGAGAACGACGAAGGAGAGAGGAGTGCCCATCGGACTCCCTCTGAGGAACGTTCCTTCGCCTATCTCGTCACCGAGATCGGGGAAGCTCCAGAACGCGCCTCGCTCCAGTCCCAGGCTTCTCAACGCCATGGTGCGATCCGCTGGCCGGATCAAACCACGGGCTATGAGGGCCTCGATGACCACACGCACCGCATCGTGGGACAGCCCGTCAGTAGCCTTGGACAAGTCCAAGCTGGCGAAACGCCGTCCCCGTTTGTAGTGCATGTGGTTGGGAATCGCATGGGGTTCGCCCTCCTCGATACGCCAGTGGCCAGGAGCCAACCGGCGCAGAGAAGAGCGGACCCAGGAACCTTCTACAAAGGTCAAACAATCGGGAGTACCAATCACCCGAACCTTGTAGCCGGTTTCCCGCAGCGCGCATGCCTTCATGCCGAAGGGTTTCCCCTTCGACCTGAGGTACAGCACACCTGCTGCGCGATACGATTCCCGCATATCCTCGGAGACCCCAGAGCACGGTCGCAGAACTACCCTCGCGAGGCGCATGCAGAATGCGCCGAGGGAGTCACCTGCGAACAAGTGATACTGAGCCTGCGTGTCGCCACGCTGCTCACATTCGTGCCCAAGGTCCTCGAGATAAGCATCGATCCCACCTCTTGTGGCTGGCCACTCGAGACAGGAGGAACTGGAGGAGGGAAGGCGCGAAGAATGTCTGAGCTTGTTGTTACCACTGTCACCAGGTGTCAGGGCAACGAAGCTACGCAGACTATTCAACGCGCCGTCCGATGTGGGGAATCTTGTGCTCGCCGTCTCCTTGGCTCTTTGCAGGTGCACAACCGTCTCCCTTTGTTTAGGAGATGGGAGTGCCCTTCCGAGTCTAGAGAAGGTGAAACCGTTCTTGGGCTCGCGCACTGCCAGGTCGCAAAGCGCATCCACTACCTCCTTGGGGAGGAAGCAGGATGCGTTCTTGAACCGCTTTGCGTGCAGGGCGTGCCCTCGAACGTTGTAGCAAAGCGTCTTAAGCTCCTTGCAAGTAAACGCAAGACCGCGACTAGTCACGGTTTTGTCTACCCAGGAGCGCAGGCGCCAAGCTACCACAAGATTATCCCAGCCAGAAAGGACCAAACCGCTCCAACAGGTGGTCCAAACCTGTTGAAGTGGCGATTTCTC